TCTTCTAGCATTTCCACGGCCACGCGCATATCGTCTTGCCATCTTTCTGGCATTTTTTCTGCTATGTTATCTTCGTCCACTACCAATGTTTTAATGCCTCGTTGAATGATCGATTGGGCACAGTTGGTACACGGAGAGAATGTAACAAACATGACACAGTCGGATAGATCGGCTTTGGATGCTAGATCCATTGCGTTACGCTCGGCATGTGCCATCCATTTGTATTTATATGGCCTAACATGGCGTTCTGGAACATCGTCATCAATCCCCATCGGCATACCATTGAAACCCCAGGAGACCGGTCGGCCGTCATTAGTAGTTATGACAGCACCGACTTTGGTAGACCCATCTTTGGACCAGGATGCTATATCCTTTGCCATCTTTAAAAGACGGCCAGCCCACTTTCCGTTTGTTATATCCATTCTGTTATATTCTGCGGCGTTATCTGGACAATTTTTCAATTGTGATAATTTGGCTTATTTCTTCACCTAAATTCTGCCCATCAGGTATGACATATAGTGATGATGTATTCCTGTCCTTTATTGGCTCATATTGGTTGCAATAAACAACCGTGCCACCGTTAGCTCGGTAAACAGTAAAATTCATTGCATTTGGAAAATCTGGTCGGCCTGCCGCCAGCCCAGGGGGCCCGACTGGCACACTCGATTGGTTGAGCATTGATCTCGGTACCGTTTCCTTTAAGCCCATGTCGTAGGAGCTCGAATTAAGATTGGGCTCGTTGATTGCCCACTCAAATACGCGCCTAATTGATCTTTTTACAATTCCCATTATATATCATTGTCCTTTCTGTTCTCAGAGTACCATGCATCAAATTGACCGCCTGGAAAACGACTCTCCAGTTTATTTACATTCTCTGCAACAACTTCGTTCGGGTCCAACCCCAGAGCCATACATGCTTGTACCCAGTACCAAATGATATCACCTAACTCCCGCTTCATATGGAATACATTTTCAGCACTGTACTCTTTCCCCTGGAAGATGATCTTCTTCACAATCTCATCGAACTCTCCTCCCTCGCTTGCAAGGCCGATGCCAGCAGTCAACAGTCTGGGTACATTAGCCCCGGCGTCCTGTAGTTTCCTCATGCGTGCAATCAGCACTTCTAGGTCTTTACTGGGGTCACTAGTAACGCCATCTACAAATTCTGAATACTTGTTTAAATCAATTTTCTTTGTCATTTTTGTCCTCAATTATAAGTTTCGTTTTTAACTTGTTTTGTTATCCTGTAATATGTAGTAAAATCATCAAATGTGTAAACGTTCCCCTGATTTCTAAAAAATGTCCGCTTGGTTGATAGTTTGAAGTTAGGACTATCATCGATAAATATTTCAACATCACAGACACCGAACTCTATCACCGGGCCCGTTGAGCTACTAGAGGGGAAGTAGGGATGATTTACAACAAACAGTTTGCCATTACTATCTTCGAGTAGGAGATCTCCTATAGTGGAATCTTTCATTGAGTCCAAATATATCTCCATTGCCGTATCTTTATCAACAGGGCATCGTGAAAAAGTTACATCCTTAACTGCTGCACATGACACAAATCTAATTCTATTCTTATAAAATCTGCCAGGGACTATGTCCGAACTGTCAGTGAAGTATGTAGTTTTGTTAATTTCTGAGTTAACAAAGTTTACAGAATCTATCCTTGACATCGGGCTCTGGGTCTTCTTAACAATCTTCAGAATCTTCACATTTGTCTGATAATGATAAATTCCGGGGGATACTCTAACTACCTGCCTCCGTAAATATTTATGAGCGGTGATCATTTTATCTCCAGAGTATGATGAATGGTCAGACGCGCCGGTGTACAGCGACATCACACCCATATATGTGCCAGTCAGCCCATTCTGTAAAAACACCTCATCACCTATCTGCACATCTTTTATGTCAATTTTGTTCTCGATGAGTTCTGTGTTTTCTAATATTGTCTGATACTCGGGAGAGTTGACTGGCATAAGTGTCATTGAGGTTTGGCTGTTATTCCTCACCCACAAACATCTCTCCTGTATGAGTCCTTCTGTAATTCCTGAAATTGTCAGGATATCTTCCAGATTATCGTTTGTTATTCTGCACAAAAATCCCCGCGGGTCAATTACCAGCCAAGTCTGATCGGCCGACCCGTATCTTTTTCTATTCACTTTATAAAGTGTAAATCCCGGCAATGGCACATTATCGTGCTCATAGAGAATATCGTATTTTTCTGTTGATTTTTTTATTTTTCTTTGTTCATTAGCAGAATCGCCCATTGGTATTATTTCTGCTTCCATTAATGGCAGTGAATTAGAAGTTCCTATGTATTTCCCTACGAAAATCTGTTTAGCAATATTAATCATTTACACCTATTTTCCGTCGTTACTGCATTTAAGCGCCAAAACCAAACTGCATCCTAAACATAGTGGCGTCAGAGCCATCTTCAAATCCAAATTTATTGCCACCGAGCATTGTCCACCTTCCTTCAAGATTCTCTACACACCACATGACAATCCCTTTCTCGGCAATATCGGCATAGGGCATGTTAATGCTTGTAAAGGTCCAAGACTTTTCTTTGTCATATATTAGCTTATTCAATGGCACATACTTATTATGATCCAAAATGTCTCCTATATTATTTTGTATTATATTGTAACTAAATCACAACGCATAAGTCAAGAGTATGCCTATTCATTCCAAAATGGTTTCCAATTTTCTCGAGTATAAGATAGTCTGTTTGCAATTATATACATTGATATTGGATTGTGGCCCAGGCCTAGATGACTGGCACCGGGTATTTCAATATTCTCAGATATAGGGGACGCATCTTCGATAGAGCACTCCCAATCAACGACACCGTCTGTCTTGCTGTATATCGAGGTAAAAGGTACAGGCGGGGGATCGCTTAAATGCTTGATTAATGAAGGATCTTTATGGCTCTTGTCCTTGCTTAATAGCTCGTATAGTAGTGTTGCATTAGTCCGAGTGGATATCTCCCCTTTAAAGGGTGTGCCCAGAGTTATCACTTGTCTAATCAAGTTTGGACACTTCTTTGCAACTTCCCTTGCGTATATTCCGCCAAGTGACCAGCCGATTATACTAACTTGTTTGCCACCAGAACTGTTATAAAGATCATCTACCCTGATTGCTATTTTATTTAGTAGGTTGTCCAATCCGCCTCTCGGGCCAAGATTCCTGCCAAGCCCCCAACTGTGAGTTTCATATCCACAGCCATTTAAGAAATTTCTAACATAGTGTGTTGAGCCATCAGCAGTGCCTAATCCGGGTATAACCATTACTGAATGGCCATCACCTGACGGGGAAAGATACTGCAAGGGTGTATTAAGCATCCATCCTAGCCCATACTCATACATTGACCTAAAGGCTTCTATGCTCAGAAGCAACTTAGACGGGACGCCCATTTTTTTAATTCCTTTTAGAACCCTACGCTCGACCCACAGCCGCATTTTGATGTGGCGTTGGGGTTGTTAAATACGAAGGATTCACCCATCATATCTTTCTTGTAATCAATCTCGGCATCCTCCAAGTACATACTACTCATTGCATCAACAACAAGTTTATATTCTTCACCCAGATTATACTCGAAGTCATCTTCATTCTGTACATCTTCCAATGTGATGAAATATGTAAATCCTGTACATCCTCCGCCTTGTAGGCCAAATCGAATCATTTTGGCCGTCTCCCCTTGCAAGATATCAATAATTTTCTCTTTAGCCTTTTCTGTAATTTTTATCATGTCCTGTTATTCACTATTTGATCTGCTAGTCCAAATTCGACAGCCTGTGGTGCAGTCAACCACTTGTCCCTGTCCAACATCGGGACAAAATCATCATAAGTCTTGCCCCTGCTATTATGTTTTACATAGAGTTCAGTTAACTCTTTCTTAATACGAATGCCTTCCTGCAGATCAATCTCCATATCAGACACTTTGCCTTGAGATCCCGAAGATGGTTGATGGATCATAGTCATAGCGTGAGGCAAGATGTATCGATGGCCCGGTTCCCCTGCTTGCGCAATAAATGACCCCATGCTTGCTGCCCAACCAGTGACATATGTGTGGACAGGACATTTTATGTATTGCATTACGTCATAAACTGCGAGGCCATCATACACAGAGCCACCGGGCGACTTAATGTACATACTTATCGGCTTTTCTGGACTTTCTGCTTCTAAGAATAGCAACTGAGCAACAACAATTTCAGTCATAGTCTCGTTAACTTCGCCGCTGAAGAAAATAACCCGCTCTTTCATTAAGCGAGAGTAAAGGTCATATGCCCTTTCACCGCGTGCATCCTGTTCCACGACCATCGGTACTAAATTAGCTTGCATCATATTTCCTTAAATAATTTTAGTTGATATTCCCAGCTTCAAAGACTCATCGGCTGTGAGATTCTGATCAGCATTTACTGATCTCCTCTCTAAAAACCTTTTATCAGTCAACTTAGCTCTTTCTTTATATATAATGTCGGTATAGTTTTCTATATCCAACAGTCTTTCTTGAGCTTTACGCAACTGTCCTTGAATAGTATACACTTCTGACAGGGTCAAAGTCAAATCTGTATGATTAAGGCTATATGATTTTAAGAAACTATACATTCCCCATAATGTCCAACTTGTCGGGTGTATCATAAATTGAGTAGAATGATTAGCTATTCTTTCATCAGCAGCTAAAAATATAAGAACTGCTGAACTCATGCACTTTTTGCCGGCTATTGCAGTAGTCCTGTGCCGATAATTTTCTAGTATATCATATATGAACTTTGCAGGGTCTGGGTCTCCACCATCAGAATCTAGAGTTATAACTAACGCTAAGTTTGGGTCTGCATCAAGTGCCAATATGGCTGCCTGAATCAGATTAATGTGTGAGCTGTTTATACTTCCACTGATAGTTACGGAGTATTGCATGTGTCCTCGTTTAAATATGTATTTACTTCTTTCAGCAGATAAAATTGATAAATATATGTATGAATATAAAAGATATCTTAAACGAAAGTGCTACAGACATGGTTGCTCGATTTTACAAAGAAGCAAGCCAAGAATCAGACAGATTCTATAACTCGGAAGATGTCAAATATAAAGAAAAGAATGACAAGTATTATGATGAACACTTCAAAGAGTGGTTTAAGGAAGGCATAGTTCCTATATTTACAAAGCCAGTGGATAAACCTCAGCCGGAGTATACAAATCACCCAAAATCCGGTAAGTTGCAATCCCCGGGATATAGAGGGCTCCAATATGCACTTGCTGCGGCTGGATTACCTTATAATCATGATGTTCAAAACTATAAGCAAGATCCATATAGGCTTTTTGCATCAGAGACTATGGACGGCACCAGAGATAATAACGGTCAATAGCCTTGTAATTTCTTAATTACTATTTTTTCTAATTGTTCTTCTGTAAACTGAAAAACTTGCAGACCCAATCTCGTTAACTCTTTAGGAAGAGTCTGAAATAATTGGTCAATATCAGCTTCTGACTTCCTGATCGCAGGCATACTTGCCCTTATCCATTCCTTAAGAATATAAACATTCGAACCGGTTCTATTACATAGAACCCTGGCTCTATCCTGAGTCATTATCCCGAACACTCAATACCCCTTCAATTTATTAATTAGAAATACTTCTAATTCTTCTTCCGAAAATTCATGAACTACAAGTGCATAGTCCTCCATATCTAAAATCATCTCTTGTAACAAGACATCTATGTCAATCTGGCTAGACTTTAGAATAGGCCTGGACGCCATATGAATGGGCATAAAAATATAATGTCCTAATCTGTTAGTACACAACACAGACTTATTCAATCTTATACCATACATTAGTCGATACCGAGCGCCTTATGGATACTCATGGCAAGATCTGGATCATAGGAGTCCGATTCTTCATCAAACCAATCTGTGCTACGCATCGCCCATTGCCAGTATGAATGGGGGACATCACTCATCTTTTCATTTTTATGTTTACCAAAGGGCATCCGTTCATAAATGATGGGGGCAGCCGCCCATGCTGCGATCTGAGGACCATATGGCATGTCTGTTTCTAGTAGCCCCATTTCCTCCATGTAGTCAACAAATGTCTCTAGGAGTCTACCAGTCATATAAGAGTCATTTCCTGCACGGTGACAATGCATTTCGATAGGAACATCAAGCTCTAGTGCAAATCTCAAATATGGCAAGCCGGTTTCTGTGATTGTTTCTACGCCGTTGAATAGCTTTTTAGCCATTCTCCATGTGCATATCCAACTATGCTTGTCCATATTGATGCCATGATTCTCTAATACACGTATATCATAGAAGTTATTGTGGGCAACCAGGTATCCACTGCTGTATCCATCAACTACAGCCTGAAAAGTCTCGCTGGAGTCAACAAACGGCACCTTGTCAGCTACCATTGCATTTGTAATATAGCAAATGGATTCTATCTTTGGTGGGATTGGCCCAGATTTGGGCTTGTGCAATTCTTGGAAAATCGTCCAGTCATTATTTTCTCTAATAACAAACCCAGACTCAATGATTTCTGCTATTTTATATTGATCAGATGTAGTCTCAGTGTCAAGGACTAAACACTGCTGTAAAAATTCTTCTTTTCTAGTCATATGAAACTCTCCAGTATTTTATAGTATAGCACCTATAAACTGAAGAGTCAACGATTCTTCGGGGCTTTCTTTTGTTTTTCAATAGAAATGTGTTTTACGGGATTGAACAGGTCCTGTATTATCTTCCTATTGACGGGGTCGACGACTTTATGCATGAACTTGCCGACCATCGCCTGGGTGCCGCCCTTAACTATGTCCGATACTTTCACTTAATATTCGGCTGTCCTAAGGGATTGTCTTATCGAGGTCGCGACTTCGTGAACTAATGCGTCTGTTGATACTTGACCTTCATAATGCATGACACTCATTATAGCGTTGCCAATTGCATGCTGACTTGCCTTCTCTAGGAGGTCCGGATATTGATCTTCTAAGGCATTATAGATTTCATCAGCAAATGCAGAGCCGTCGTCATTTTCTTTGACGCCATAAGCCTTTTTTATCTCGTTATTAAACTGCTTATTTGTAGCTTTAACAATTCCAGAAAACCTCTTATTGGCTCGCTCCGTGTTCCCGGACTTATCTGCTGCCGATGCATCTTTACCGGCAGCAGATTTATAGTCGGCCAACTTCTTAGTCGATATCTCGTCTAATCTCACCTGCCGTATCCCTTCATGTTTCCAAGACTAGCGAAACGCTTCATCCACGATAGCACTTCCGGGTCAGCACCTTCTTCAACCGACTCTGCTGCCTTCTTGTGAACAACACCCTTTTCAGTCTTTGTTACAGTTCCGCCCTTGTGGGTCTTAGTCTGAGTTCCGACTTTTTCACCCTTTGGTTTTTCTTCCTTGCTGGCAAGATCTTCCCACGGGTTCTTTTCTTCGTCAACTTTTTCTTTCTTGTCCTTAGCAGCCTTTTTCATAGACTCTTTTTCGTCGCCGTCGCTGTCTATGTCAGCAAAATCAGGCTTTGCTTTCTTTTTCTCAAGAACAGGAGCAACCGATTCTTTAAGCATGTCATATTTTTTCAATGAAGCCATCATTGCGGCTACGTCTTTATCTACATTTTCCATCATTCTTTCTCCAATTTGTGTTGAGGTAAAGTCTTTACCGGTAACTTCTCTATATGTATTCTTAAGTTGGCTAGGGTTCATGCCGGCTAAATCCTGTTCAGAATAGATTTTATCCGACTTCCCTACTCCGTTGTCCTGTGCATTCTTAATAATTGAAATCATGTCTAATGCTTCTTCCGGATCGATGCTTTCCATATCGTCATAGGCTTGCCTGACTGCCATCGGATCTGCATCATAGTCGGGTTCTTCGATGTCACCGAACTCGGAAGGTTGTG